GCTCCCACGCAGGAGTGACGCTGTTGTAGACGTACACCCGAACGTGGCCGGCGTCATCGCCGGTGCTAGGGTCGTTGTAGGGAGAGCCTATCGCCAAATGTGTGCCATCCGATGATAGAGATACCGACCACCCGGAGTTGTCGGCCGCAGCCTCGCCGTCGATATCTTGGCCCACCTGGCTCCAAGATACATTGTTCCAATCATACACACGCACGTGGCCGGCGTTATTACCGGTGCTAGGGTCGTTGTAGGGAGCGCCGATCGCCACCCGCGTACCGTCTCCTGATATAGATACTGACCACCCGGACAAGTCGTCTCGCGCCTCGCCATCGATATCGCCACCCAACTGGCTCCACGCCCCGCTGCTCTCTGAGTACACACGCACATGGCCGATGTCGACGCCGGCACCATTATTGGTGGGGTTGTTAATATATGCACCGATCGCCACCCGCGTGCCATCCGATGATAGAGATACTGATCGCCCGGACCGGTCTCCATAACCCTCGCCGTCGATATCATTTCCAATTTTATTCCAACCATAAGTAGCATCGTATTCATAGACCCGCACGTGGCCGGCGTTGGAGGCGGTGCCGTCGTTAAACAAAGCGCCGATCGCCACCCGCGTGCCGTCTGAGGACATAGATACCGAGTACCCAGACTGGTCGCCCACAGCCTCGCCATCAATATCGCCACCCACCTGGCTCCAAGATACATTGTCCCATTCGTACACGCGCACATGGCCGACTCTGTCGCCGGCAGCAGTATTGGTGGGGTTATTAAATGGTGCACCGATCGCAACGCGCGTGCCGTCAGAGGATATAGACACTGAAGTGCCAAAGTAGTCTTCCGCACTCTCGCCGTCAATATCTGCGCCAAGCTGGCTCCAAGATACATTGTCCCATTCGTACACCCGAACCTTACCGGTCCCGCCGGTGATGCCGCCGCCCTGGGGGGGCATTATGGCGCCGATCGCCATGCGCGTGCCGTCTGAGGACATAGATACCGAGTACCCAGACTGGTCATACGCAGCCTCCCCGTCGATGTCTTGACCTAATTTTGTTATCTGAAACGTATTTGTACCAGGAATTGTTGTAGATAAGGGTGTTAAAGCTTGATCATTTGTTGTAGTATCCATGAGACGATTTTCAAACACCACACATGTGTATACCACAACTTTTCCATCTTGACTTGTAGCCAAACTAGAACCTGCAACTATAACATTTCCATCACTCGACATGGATACAACTCTCCCCATTTTATCACCCGCCCCTCCCCCAATATTCGAAAATACTTGATTCCAAGTTCCATCGGTTTCTTCGTACACTTTCACAACACCTCTATCATCACTCTCATACATTGGACCACCGGCCATAACACGTTTACCGTTAGATGATAATGATACACTAAACCCAAATTCATCACCAGAACCTTCTCCGTCTAAATCAATTCCAATTTTATTCCAAGTACCACCCGAATATTCGTAAATACGGACATGTCCTCTATTGCTAGAATGTAAATATGCTCCTATAGCGACACGATTTCCATTTGAAGATATTGAAACTGCGTATCCAAATCTATCACCATTACTGTCTCCCGAAATTTGACCCAGGGATGACCACGAACCTTCAGATTCTCTATAAATTTTTACATAACCATTACCGTTCTGGTACTGATCAGCACCTACGGCTAATCGTGTACCATCAGAATTCAGAGAAACAGACGAACCAAAATATTCATTGGTACTCGTACCAGTTAATTGAACTAATAATGTTTGAGAATCTATATCATAAACACGAGCATATCCAGTGTTTGTAGTATCACTTAACGCACCAGACGCAACACGTTTACCATCTGATGATATAGAAATTACTTTCCCGAATTGATCACCCGAAACCCCACTCGCTTCAAATATTTTGTTCCAAGTCGCGTTTGAGTATTCGTAAACCTTTATCGTTTCAGTACCAAAAGCTGCGCCCACGGCTACTCGCATACCATCCGAAGATATAGAGATAGATTGTCCAAACCTCTCATTAGCAGCACCGGGGATAGATGGTCCTACTTGCGTCCATTGACCCCCCACATTATCGTACACGCGTACTTCACCATCATTGCTACTATGGTTCATAGCTCCTACAGCTATACGTTTTCCATCCGAACTCATAGCAACCGACGATCCAAATGATTCACCTCCTGAACCATTTATATCGGTTCCCACTTGGTACCATTCTACTTGATACGGATTTTCAGAATATTCTTCTTTTGCCATAAAAAACATCTCTTTGACTGGATTTTTAAATTTTAAAAGTGCGGATTTTTTTGATTCATTTGGTTTATATAGCAATTTAGATACTTGTAATTGTGTGATTAAATATTCTATGGGTCTCGTGAGTAAAAAGTTTCGCTCATCCTCAGAAACAAAATAAAAATCTGTTATGATGGAAGCATTTTTTATACTTCCATTTGTAGTTCGTTTTCTTACATTTATAGAATTTGATGATGTGTAGTTAAAAGATATATCGTCGTCGACATCCCTGAATTTTATATCTATTTCTACGAGTTGTTTAGTTATAGCACACACAGGTATAGCTAAACTTGGGTTCCTGAAGAAATAAAATGGAAGATGCACATATAATTCTGTAGTTGGATTAGATAACCTGTTATGACTAGTTAGGTAATATAAAGTTGTTCCAGTTTCATCTGTGTTGTTATTCAATTGATTATACATGTATATAAAATCACCGGTTATACGTTCTATTGTTTGTCCTCCTATCTTCAAATCGGCGTACTGAATAACATGAGTACCTATAGACGTATTGTATAGATTGGAACTCCCTGAAAGAGTGTCTATTTCTATTTTAAGTATAGTACTTCTAACCAAATCTCCCACGTTGCTGGGTACACGACACTTTAATAAGTTTCCTAATTGTATATCACCCGAAAGAGGTAATTGTACTGCCTCAGTAGAGAATTGGCTATGTCTTTTAAATATAGACGTAAAATACGAAATCTCAGGAGCACCTGTGAGCCACTGGTCCTGGGTTCCTGTTATGGCGATTTGAAGTTTACCTGCCATTCTTACTAGATGTGAGTAAAATTTTATGAAATAAAACGGGGCGGTATTATAGATGGATCTACGATTACGTAAATTTAATCCAGCCACCATGGCGGATGATAAAGTATGTGTTTTTGTTGGTAAGCGTAATACTGGTAAATCTACACTCGTCACTGACATTTTATGGCACAAGAAACATTTACCAGCTGGAATAGTTTTGTCTGCGACTGAAGAAGGTAATCACTATTATCAACAATATGTTCCAGATCTTTTCATTTACGGTGATTACGATAGGGACGCTATAGAACGTGTTATGGAAAGACAGAGGAAACTCGTGGGAGCGGGTACACCAAATTGTGGTGCATTCTTATTATTGGACGATTGTATGTATGATAACAAATTCATGCGAGATACCTGTATCAGGCAGTGTTTTATGAACGGGCGTCACTGGAAAATCTTCTTCATGCTGACGATGCAGTATGTATGACGTCCCCAGCTCTCGCGCTAATGTGATTACGTGTTATCTCAGGAGAACATCATTCAGAATCGAGAAAAATTATACAAATCTTTTTCGGTATTTTCCCAAATTTTGATATGTTTAATAAGGTCATGGATGCGTGTACCGAAAATTATGAATGTATTGTTTTGGATAACACGAGTAAAAGTAACAAGATAGAAGATTGTGTATTTTGGTATAAAGCAAAACTACGAAAAAATTTTAAGGTCGGGGCTCCAGAATATTGGAACACACATAAAAAGATGTTCAATCCGAAAGGTGGGAGCGCAGCTAATAGTTTTAAACAGACAAAAAAGAGTACCCCCATCAAAATCACTAAAACTAGGTGAGCGCGAAAAATTATTTATTAGAAAACATTGTTCACTATTAAATGTCAGTTAATATTCCTACGTTAAATTTATCTGATCCCACCGACGGGATGGTTCCTATAAATAACAGTACTACATTTGTGGAAAATTCGCCTGAAAAAAATATACTACAAAGTAAAGAAACCATGGATTCTACACCGATCGCCGACATTATGGGACAGCCCCAGGATAGTTTAGATGCGCCTATGATGGCTATGGACCCTCGTATGGTTCAGCAGCAGATGATGGCTCAACCCCCTTCTATGGTTTCCCAAACCGCTGGCAACGAGGGTTCGGATTCTAAGAAAAGGAACCCCTTAGATCTCACCGATGATCAGATGCAGGCTCTCATCGTCGCGGCCTGCTGCTCTGCCGCCGTGAGTAAACCTGTCCAGGATAAACTCGCAACCACCATTCCTCAATTTGTAAACGCACAGGGTAACCGAAGCTTTGTAGGGTTAGCCTCTACGGGGCTTGTCGCTGCTATACTTTTCTATTTCGCGCGACGTTATTTTTAAAATCGAAGTACATCCCCACTCTGAGATATGTACGCAACCCCAGCACCAACTACCATAGCACCCGTTACTATCAACGTTGCTACGGCAGTATCCTTAGGATCTTTACCATATTCTTTCAGGTACCTCTTTAATTTAGCCCACCTAAAACCTTCAGTCAACAGAATCATAAACAGTACAGAGAAGGCTGAAACCATGAACACGGTTCCAGTTTTAGCACTCAAGAAAATGCTGTGATTACCGAGCCACCATATCAACATTGGTAGGATAACGGTTAACATGGACATGTTAGCCCAGTATTTCCATTCTAAACGCATGAGAGGTATGCTGAATAGTAAAAGCATCCATATAAGAACGGACATCGTAAACCTGGCTAGTGGTACCGTCACGGCACTATCAATAACACTTGACATTTATAAGTATATAATATTATTTATCAATGACGTGCGATCCACAGAATTCTTTCTGTTCTGATATTTTTGTGTACACCCCTATCTGAACAGCAATATTGGTCAATTTCGAAAATTTGTTCCAAAATTCTTCGCTATGCGAATATTCTTCTACTACACAATGTACGAGCTCATGTAAAAGTACGTGAAACATATCGTTAACCGTTCCATCTAGACATAACCCTATCTCAGACCCCTTGTTGGTATTGTATCCTGGTGTTTTATTCCGTTTATGTTTAATGATGAGTGGTTTTGGTTGATAAATTTTCCTAAAGTCTTCTTCGTGTGTATTTATTAAATGCTCCCTGAGTTTTTTATACTTCGCTTTAACTTCTACCACTCTCTCGTCTTCGTGTATGTTTTTAACTATAAGAGCGCTGATCACCAGTAGCAATACCACGGCCAGCATTTTTATATACCAATATAAATTTACTATACAATTCTGATATCGGGTGTCCCTTTAAACCTTCCCATAAATCTAATGTAAACCCTTCATTTTCTAAATGTGAAACTAATATATCCTTATGTGCTAAGGGTTCGGATTTAGGTCCATCTGCGTAATAAGGTGTGTCGGCTAAATGTACAAAAAGTTTTTCACCGAAAGCACCATTACTGGTTTCTTGCATTTTGAAAAAATTTCCAAATCATCTGATAAGGTGTTTAAAATCATAGTGTGAGAATCTGGAAGTATACCTACAAATCTCCCACCCGGTTTTAATCTTTTTTAATTTCTCGCATCGTTGATAAAAATAAATCTTTCGATTGGAAAATATAATGAAGTGCAAAATTGTAGCATATGACATCATGTTTTCTCACGGGTGTAGCATGTATATCTCCCAAATAAAAATTGACACGTATTTTCATATTTTTTGCTCGCTGTTTAGCTTCTTGTAAAGCTTCTTCGTTAGGTTCACACATGTTTATATTGGCGCCAACATTTTCCCACTTTTTTAAATCGCCACCAAACCCACACCCAACATCCAATATACTATCACCCTTTCGAGTGACTCTTGATATCAGTTCTCTCTTTTCATCGTTGTGAACACGGCGAAGATTTTCCATGATAAATTATACTTTTTTAACTCTAAGTTTGATTACTTAAAGGTAAAACGCCTCAATAAGATATAATGTCTCTTGAACAAGATTTCACCACGGTACCCGGTCAATTGTTCGCGTGCCTTAGTATCGTAGGACCAGAGTGTCCCCAGAAGAATGAAAAGTTCGGAATTAAGATTCGAGGGTGTTTTTCTACCCGCGACGAGGCGGCGAATCACGCAAAGCGTCTTCAGAAGGAAGATAGTACGTTTGACATTTACGTAGTTGATATGTACAAGTGGCTACTCATTCCACCCGACAATGCGAAGATTGATGACGTACACTATACCAACGACAAGCTTGAAGAGCTTATGAGTGGGTATGCCGATAATCAGAAGATGGCGGCCAAAATGTTCAGTGAGCGTAAGCGTGATATGATCGATAAGGGTAATGGTTTCCACAAGCCCGGAGATGAGAACTCTCAATATTATAACCGCCCTGATGAAGAGCCGATCAGCCATCCCGCCGATATCATCGAAAAACTTAAACTCGAGAAGCCTGATACTCCTATGGAGGACCTCGTGAAGGAAGCCGATGTGATCATAGCCGAAGAGATAAAGCAAAGGCAAAAGGAGAGGGAAGAGCAGCAGGCTATAGCAGAAGAACCCGAGGCTGAGGAGGCTGAAGCAAAGGTTGAGTAAATAAAAAAAATAAATTTAAAAAAACATCTTATTAAAAAAAATCTTAGTTTTTAATAAGATGATTCTCACATACATAATTGCATGTGTTATAATTTTATATTTAATGTACCTTTTTTTGAAAAGAAATGAAATATTTTCAAACACATTAACAGATGTAGAAGTTACAGCTCTTAGTGTATTTAGGGATACCGAAAAAGATACGACTGGAAGAAATAGATTCGTAGTTCAGCCTAAGAAGTCGGAAGATATAGGAGAGTTTAGATCTGCGAATCTTCCTAACGATCAAACATGGCTTACACCGGTCTGAGAACGATTGGTTGTTGTGTCTTCCCCATAAAAAATCCAAGAATGAAAGAAACAAATATAATGATGTACACGTTCTTATCCAAAGACGCGAATAAATCTACTTTTTGAGGTTCATCCATCATAGGGTAAGGTGGTGGCATCATGGCGGGTGGCGGGTGTGAATAAAAATATTGCGGATCTATCTGGCTAGAATCATTATCTTTGTCATCCATAGTTGGATTGTATTCTATGGGATTACCTATATCCGTATCCATATATGTATTAAAAGTCTATTTTTTTAAGCCTCACTTTCCTCATCACTTTCTTCTTCATCATCCACGACAAAGCCGGCTAAATTACCGTTATCATCCGCATCTTCATCTTCATCTTCATCGGAACTAAAATCTTCATCTTCTGTTTCACATATATCTGTATCGTTTTCATCAAAATCTGAATCATGTTCTCCATCCGAAAAATCATCTACGGGTCGCTCCGTAGGCTCTAACCGGGTGGGTTTTTTAGAAATGCGTCCTGAACGAGTTACGCGGGTTGTCATTCGTAATTATACATTGTACAATCCCTTTTAAATATATTTAGGCCTAAAAACGATATTACGATTGCTCGCTTCTTCAACGAGTAATCGTTCTGTTTCCTTTAGTATTTTGTCGCCTAAACTTGCCATTTCATCCTGTGTGTCTGGATCTATATCTATGAAGTACAACGCTATTTCGTTAAGATCTTTTACAGCGAGTTCTGTGTATTCTCGAGCTTCGAATACATGTTCCATGTTATCTTTAGCCATGTTCATGTTGGTCAAAAATGCACCGTACAGATCTGGGTGTATACCAGAATATTTATGCGTTTCTTTTATTAAACTTTCTAGATACACTGGACTACTTTTAACTTTTGTTATGTTGGTAACAATTATAAAAAACAATATTACGAATAACAAGAATATCATGTTATAACGCTCTTACTATTTTATCGAGAAGATTATGTGAGCGAGTTTTACAATCACATAATTGTTCCATAACAGAATTTTGTTTTATCCTGAATTGTAATTTTTGTTTTTTACACCCCAGACAAGATACGTTTGTATTTATGATATGCATTTTTTTACTTTTTTTATTTATGGAAATAACTTTGATTTCTTCTTCCTTGATTATATATTTTTTAATAAAATTAGATAACATATCGACGAGAGATTCCCCATTCGATTCATCAGATTTAGGTATAGGTTGACAAAATGTAAGAGCTTTATACCCATTGGGATACAAAGTTTTATAAATTTTATCCGGAAGTGCGTGTCTTCTACCACCAAAATTTTTACAATATCCATACTTTCTACCTTTCATGGTTTCGCATGTACAAAAACATTTTTGATAAATCATATCACCTTCTATTAAGAACCATACATGATTGGAAGCATGGGAACGTCCTAAATTTTCACAATATTTAGATGTCGACGATACGAGATATGTTTTTTCACGCTTATATATTTTAACTATTTCTGATTTATCTTGACCATCCATGTTTTTACGAATAAAAGAATTTATATGATCTGTGGTTTCGTAATCCGTAAAAACATCTTTCGTATCTTTAATATCGAAAGATCCTTCTTCCCGCATAGAACCCTCCACGACCACGTGATTTTTATTTTGTGTGCGCAATGTAGCCATATGTAAAAGTTCTATACATGGATCTTGATCAAAAATATATTCCAACTTTTTAGATTCTTGTATGTATAACATAACAGGTTTATATTCTCCTTGTGTGACTTTACCTTTATCACACCCTTCACACCCTCGACCCTCGCACGCTTCATGTTTCGCTTTTTTATGAGACCAAGGCATACGAAACCCACTTCCTTTCGTATTTCTTTTCCCATTTCCATACACCGCGGTATCCACTATATCTTTCCACATTCTTCCCGGGAAAAGAATATTTAAAGTCGATACTATATGCGAGTGTAATGCCGTAGCAGAACTACTGTCGACTACAAATTTGGGCCAGTTAATATGGATACCATGTTTAATTTGCTTCCCAACTTCCTTTGGTTCGGCTATAGAAATTAACGCATTTTTACCCCCAAAAAATGCGACACGATCACAAATAGCCCTAGAAACTTCTTTTAAATGTTCAAATGTTAAATGTTCATCACTTTTATAGTCTAAATCTACGAAAAAATTATACGTATCCGTCTTTTGTTCGACGACGTATATCTTTTCACCACTTTGTACAGCTTTGATGTACATCTCATAAAATTCATTCAATTTATCAAACGGGACGGATAGTATTCCACCATCCATGAGCACGTGTGATAGATTGGATCCATTGCAAAATCCTTGTCGTCTACACCACGACTTAAACATACTTACGTTATATTGTACTTAATTTTTTAATCTTCTTCTTCGTGCCAAATCGATCGACGATACGAAACATCTATAAATTCTTCATCTTCAGTTACGAGTTGTTTCTTTAAAACTAAAAGTTCGTACACAGTTTTAGTTTTAATTTCTTCAATATATTTCTCAGCTTTTTCTTCCATATACGATTTATGATCTATGAGTATATCTTTGATTTGCTTGAGAATGTAGTTCTTAGACTTCATTATTTAATAGCAAACGATTTTCTATTGAGAGAAGACACGCACGTATAGAACTCTGGATTACGTACGACATTTTTGACTATCCTATCCCATCTACGTCTCCCATTGAATTCTTGTAAAGTGTCGAAACTCATGAAATCATTTTCATCGTATGTACGTTTCATATTAATCTTTTTTGTATGCATCTTATGCTTTTCTTCGTTAAAACGTCGTATTAATTCTTGTTGATCGGTCCTGGAATAATTTACAAAAAATATGAATACGTTATATTCTAAATCTACAGTTGGACTTTCTTTAACCGTAAATGAATAATGTGTATAATCACACTTTTTTAAAGATACGACCCCTCGTGTTTCTTCTTCTAGCTCCCGTAAAGCTGTACGCAACGGGTTAAATATTTCTCTTCGTCTACACCCTCCGGTGACGAATATCCACTCTTTAAATCTTTTATCTCTCACTGTTAGGAATCTCGCAGTCCCATCATGAAATGACACTGGTATGGCGATGGCTTTATGTTTCTTCATTGCTCATAGCACTCTATAATCCCCTGATAAGTTTATTCGCTCGATTCCTCAACAGGGATTTTCACGGGTTCCTCCTTACCGATGGGAGACGGCTTCTCTACGGGAGCCTTGACGAGTTGGATACGGGAGGGGCGCTCCACGATGACGGGACGCTGCTTCTCATTGACGGTGTTCTTAAACTCCTCCATATCTTGCCTATTCTTTTTGAATTCATTGTAGATGTAGAGGGTCGCAACTAAACATAATACTGCAGCCACGATGGTTGCGGTTTCACGATCAAAAGCAAACATTATGGTATTTTAAGTATTCTTTTTTTTAAGCACTAACAATCGCGCCCATAGCTACTTTATCGTTCCTGGGGCACTCGTATCCGTGCTGAGCGAATTGAATTTCATTATAGTGTCCGTCTTTACACGGAGCGTTCTGTGTGGGAATATATTGATTAAGAGTTCCAGATTTAGGATCGTAGGTGATCATAAAAACGAAAGCCAATAAAAATAAAAAGACTAACATTTACTATTAATTAGGATTTAATTACTATATAACAAGCCGGCCATACCATTTTCTATGCGTAATATGTTATAGTTAACCGCATATATATCAGTGTCGAAATTGCCAGAATCAGAGAGAAGGCGGGCACTGTCAATACGACTGAAATTTAAGCTGCCCGTGGGCTGGAGCTTGCTGGTATCTAAGCAGAAGGGGTAGAGGAGATGTGTATCAACACTGGAATCCATTGTAGAGAAAGGGGTATGATGATAGAGTGCGGTCGAAGTGTAGTTTACGCTATGCTTAGCATCACCTACATCGGTACCGTTGATCTGAAGCTTAATGTTACTATCCTTCACGTGTACACCACCAGACTTGTAGGTCGCCAAAAACTTAACGGGGTGATTAAATGAAAGTTCCTGGGTGGGACTGCCAGATCGGACCATCTTTTGAGTTTGGGTTATGAGCATGTTCTGGGGTGTGTTCGCGAGAGTGGTACGCTCGTCAGTGTCGAGGTAAATGAACTGAGTATGAACTTCATAATCGGAGGCAATCGCATTGGCACCACCACCAGCACCAGTACCCCATGTAATTCGAAGCTCTACGTCATGGTACTGTAAAGCCACCAAAGGAAGAGCAGATTGGGCGTTCTCGCAAAAGCTGAAACGAAGAGGGTAAAAGGCGGAGTCATCTGCCACCGGCAGCGGCGAGAGACTTAGAATACGTCTGCGCGAGCATGACTGGAGCGATTTCTTGGGAAAATTCGGAGGTCTGAGTATCAATAACCTGACCTCCCACTAATAAATCAACCTTAGCGATCTGCTTTTCCCAGTTCGCACGGGTAGTTGTTTTATCGGGGACACGGTTAGTTATGTAGACGTAACCGACGAGATCACCCTTGCGCTCGAAACGAACGGTGGACATACCATTCGCGGTGGGGTTGCCCTGGATAACCTGTTTCTCAACAGTTTGGGCGAAGTTTGTATGACGTTTATAGTTAGACCTAAAAAATGACACCTCGGGTTTCCCTACGATATGGGCATCTTGGGCACCAATGGCAACGAGTTGGGCAATTCCACCTGACATTTTATATTATACTGAGTTTTTATTTTTAAGCTCAAAACAATGGGACCTGTGGATGAATAGATTCGGTGAGAAGGAGTGAAAGAATTCCGATCATCGCGAGTCGACCGTTGACGAGTTCGGTCTCGGGCTTCCAAGGTCCCTGGACGTATCCCTCATCCTCCGGGTTAGCGGCGGTGCCGAGGAAAACCAAGGATGCAACGGCGATGGAGAGTCCGATGTTATCGTGGAATTGTGCGCTGATAGGGTTACCAGTCATGATCTCATCGACCACCGCGGAAGTGAAACCAATCATAGCCGCACGACCGTTAACGCGCTCTGCGACCGCTAGAAAATCGTTAGGACGGTCGATCTTTGTGAAACGACGGAGAGTGTCCCTGGATCCCTCATTGGTCGCCCGTACTACGGTGCGGGACTTAACCCTGTTCTTGGATTGAATGGATGTGGTAACGATGGGCCTGAGAGTGGCGATGCAAGACATTTTGTACTTTACGAAAGCGCTTTTTCTTTAAATCACTAGATTTTCGAGATCCCCGACACGTTTGACGAGGGATGCGACTAATAGTTCCATCGTGGCAACTTTATTCTTTTCGGATTGGAGCTCGGTTTTGGTCTCAGCTAATTCGGTCCGTGT